GCTGCAACCAGCTACACATTCCAGATGGCAGAAAGTCTGTTAGGACAAGATGCATTCAGTGCAAGTAAATCTATTACTTTTACAGCTGACGGTACCAGTTTTGATGCAGACACAGTAGCAGGCCGCATCAACTCTGCAGGATTTGTCAATGTCACTGCATCTGTTGATAACTTGAACAGAGTTGTAATCAGTCACAAATTAGGTGGTGATTTTACTCTAACCAACGGCAACAACAGTCCATTAACCAGCTTGGGATTTGCTGTCATAGGCGCCAATGCTACGGCAAACTTGTACGACAGTGATGATGCTAGTCAGTACACAGCTACACTATGGAAACCATTAAGCTATACTGCTGGTAGCAAGCCGCCTAGTTCATTAACAGCTGACGGTACCTACTGGTATAGTTCTGTACATGATGAAGTTGATATCATGATTCATAACGGAACTAAATGGGTTGGCTACAAAGATGCTACAAATCCATTTTATTCAAATGGTACAGATCCTGCAGGTCCTATTGTAAGTGCCACTCAACCATTGCTACAAAGCACAGGTACGCCATTACAGACTGGCGACTTATGGATTGACACTCGCAACGAAGAAAAATGGGGAACTGTTTACAAATACAACAGAGACCTAGTCAAGTGGATATTGATCAACAAGGCCGATCACGATACTGAAGAAGGTATTATTTTTGCCGATGCTCGTTATAGTGACAACGGCGTAGACAGTTATTCAGCTTCAATATCGGAATTGTTGGTCAGTAATTATGTAGACTTTGACTGTCCAGATCCAGCATTGTATCCAAAAGGCATGTTGCTGTGGAATCTACGCAGAAGCGGATTCAATGTCAAACAATTTAAGCAGAATTACATCGACACAACAAAAGGCAACATTCGTTATAATAACGAAACAATGGGCTCATATTATCCGCATCGTTGGGTAACAGTCAGTACCAATCAAGACGAAGACGGTTCTGGTTCATTTGGCCGCCAAGCACAGCGTAAAGTTGTTGAAATTGCTTTAAAAGCCACAGTAAACAGCAACCAAGAGATCCGTGACGAAGAAAGTCGCGTGTTTAACTTGATTGCTTGCCCCGGTTATCCAGAATTGATCAGCGCAATGATTGGACTAAACTATGACAGAGGCTTAACAGCATTTGTTATTGGTGATACTCCTTGCCGTTTGCCTGCAGATGCAACCAGCTTGTTATCATGGGGCATGAACAGCAAATTGGCATTACAAGACAATGATCGTGGCGCAGTCAGCTATGACGAATACATGGCTATGTTCTATCCATGGGGCTTTACCAGCGACAACTTTGGCCGAAACATTGTTGTTCCGCCAAGTCATATGATTTTGAGAACCATTGCTCTAAGCGACCAAGTTAGCTATCCATGGTTCGCCCCAGCTGGTGTACGCCGCGGTGGTATTACCAACGCATCAGCAGTTGGTTATGTCAATGCAGACGGACAGTTTGTATCAGTGGCATTAAACACTGGACAACGCGACACACTGTACAAAGCTGAAATCAATCCTATCACATTCTTGACAGGTACTGGTTTGGTTAATTATGGTCAGAAGACTCGTGCAAAAGGCACAAGTGCATTGGATCGTATCAATGTTGCTCGTTTAGTTTGCTATCTACGCAGACAGCTAAACAGACTGGCTAAACCTTACATATTTGAACCTAATGACAAAATCACTAGAGATCAGATCAAAGCTGCCGCCGAATCATTGATGCTAGAGTTAGTTGGCAACAGAGCCCTGTATGATTATGTGGTTGTTTGTGATACTAGCAACAACACACCAAGCAGAATTGACCGTAATGAATTATATCTTGACATTGCTATTGAGCCAGTCAAAGCAGTTGAATATATCTACATTCCATTGCGTTTAGAAAATACTGGAGCTATTAAAGCTCTAGGCATCAAATAAGGAGAGACGAAATGGCAATTTCAACATTAAATAAATTTACAGTACCTTTAGCATCAAGTCAAAGCTCTAGCACACAGGGCATGCTGATGCCAAAGTTGAAGTATCGTTTCCGCGTTACTTTAGAAAACTTTGGAGTTGGTAACGGGCAAACTGAACTAACAAAGATGGTTGTGGACTTTACTCGTCCTACTGCTAACTTTGAAGAGATCGCACTGCCTACCTATAATTCCACAGTCAAAATGGCAGGTCGCCACAACTGGGCAGATGTAACATTGAATCTACGCGACGATGCTAGTGGCAATGTTACAAAACTAGTCGGATCACAGCTACAGAAACAATTTGACTTTTTTGAGATGGCCAGCGCTGCTAGTGCTATCGATTATAAGTTTGTTGCGAGACTTGAAATGCTGGATGGTGGCAATGGCGCATTTGCTCCTACAGTTCTTGAAACTTGGGAACTATATGGTGCATATTTGAAATCTGTGAACTACGGTAATGTGGCCTACAGTGCAAACGAAGCCGCAACTATTGCATTGACAATTTCATATGATAACGCACAACAAGGTCCGCAAGGAGCTGGTGTTGGCACAAATGTTGGTCGTACAATAGGTACACTATCTACTGGCGCAGGCAAGGCCTAATAAAAAACACCTTCGGGTGTTTTTTTATGACTATTCATTATCTGCGTAGTTAATTTTTTAACTAAATATTGTTATGAGTGGATTTGGTGATCAATTAGTACAGGGACTTCTTAACCCCAAAGGCAATGTTGCTGATTGGCGGCATGCCTCGCGACTGTTTACAGACAGCGATTTTAGACTGGCACCAAAAAGTAAATTTAATTTTTATGTTAATTTTAGTATCAACACAAATGCGCTTAAAAGTTTAAATTTTAGTTATAGACATGCTAGTGAAATCAACATGTTGGTCAAGACTTGCGAACTTCCCAAATTTACCATAGATACAGTTGCAGCAGACCAGTATAATAGAAAACATATTATACAAACCAAAATTAATTATCAGCCGGTCAACATTACCTTTCATGATGATAGGTTAGGTGTTGTAGGTCAACTGTGGCAAAATTATTACAGTTACTATTATGCTGATCCCACAGTGGCCAAACAGCCATCTGCATATAAAAATACAGCATATAGTCCCGGCACATTGATCACTGCACCGTATGGCCTAGATAACAACAGCTCTATTCCATTTTTTGATAAGATCACTATCTATCAAATGGCCAATCATCAGTACCAAAGTTACACATTAGTAAACCCTAAAATAGCCAGTTGGAGCCATGATTCTATGGACATGAGCAGCAGTCAGGCTGCGTCACAAGCAATGTCGCTAGTCTATGAAGCAGTGGCCTACAACACAGGACCTGTTGTTCCAGGAAGTGATCCTCCGGGATTTGGCGGCCCGGATCATTATGATACTGTGCCTAGTCCACTGAGTTTGGCGGGCGGCGGCACCAAAACATTGTTGGGCACAGGTGGCGTACTTGCAGGCCTTGCTAGTACATTTGGGGTTGTGGGTCAAGCAATGACTGACGGTTTAGATAGTCTTACCACTGGTCAAATTGTAGGCGCAGCTATTACAGCAGTCAACACCTACAACAATGCTTCAAAATTAACATCAACCAGTATCAGGAATGAGCTAACTAATGTGGCCACTACTGGAATCAGAAACTTAGGCAATGTGGGATTGAATAACATCAGAATGCCGATAAATGACACTGCTAATAATCCGTCAACAGTGGCCACACAAAGACAATTACCATGACTGTAGATACCTATTTAAATTTACCCACTCAGAATCAACAAAATACCAATGACAGTGCCACAGTGGTCAAAAGTTTCTTTGACAACTATTATCGTCATAAGGTAAGTTTTCCTGCCGCACAGGTAGATGCAGTTGTGGGGTATTTCCTAAAAAGAGGCTTCCAAGATGATGCCGCCAAGAGTACTGCAATCGTATTATTAAATCAATCTAGAATTGACAATGTCAATGTATTTGAATTATTGGACACACTTAAAGGACTTACTGACTCACAGTTGAGTCAAGTAGTAACTGAGATACTTAATGTGTATCGAGATAAATCCAGTACACTAGGTTACAAAATAGCCACAGTTGACGAGACTTTTGAAAGCCGTAACATAGTATCATGAGTAGATTTGCTCAGGGTAAATTTACACCCACTAACCCTGAGAAGTACATAGGAAAACGAACTCCTACTTTTAGATCCAGCTGGGAGTGGGCATTTATGCGTTTTTGTGACAATAATCCCAGCATACAAAAATGGGCCAGCGAAGCAATCAGTATTCCTTACAAAGATCCATTTACTGGAAAGAGTACAATTTACATTCCAGATTTCTTCATACAATATGTTGACAAACAAGGTCAGCCCCATGTTGAACTTATAGAAGTCAAACCACAAAATCAAACTGTGTTAGAAAAAGTTGGCAAGAATCGCAACAATCAATATCAATATGTTAAAAACATAGCCAAATGGCGTGCCGCCCAAAGTTGGTGCAAGAGCCAAGGTATCAAATTCCGTGTGTTAAATGAACAAGATTTATTCCAGGGAACCAAAGGTAGATAAGTATTAGTATGAAAAAACTTGAAGAACTCTTAAATCTACCTGAGACTAAAAAAACTATTAAAAAGGCCGAAAAAGCACAAATGCAAGAAGTTGCACAGCCGTTGCTTCGTGACATGGCTGAATTTGATAAAATTGCATCCGCGTTACCCCAAGTAAAGGGGCTAGGCGATATCAGCGACGGCGAGTTTGACGAACTAGCTAGACGAGCAACAGATGCCTACGATGACCTGATGGATTTAGGTATGAATGTAGAAGCTAGATACAGTGGTCGTGTTTTTGAAGTTGCCGCTACTATGCTGAAAAATGCCATTGATGCTAAAAGTGCAAAAATTGATAAAAAGTTAAAGATGGTAGAATTACAACTTAAAAAGCAGAAGCTAGATCAAGAGTCTAATAATGATGACAGTATAGATGTTTCAGGAACCGGAATAATCATTTCAGATCGTAATAGCTTATTGGAAAAACTTAAGAGTATGAAATAAATAATGTATCAGGATCCTAACATGAAATCGTTTACAGAATATCTAACAGAAAGCAAGGAAGAGCACAAATACTCTTTCAAAATTAAAATTGCCGGAGATCTTCCAGAGCATTGTGAAGATGTCATGGAAAATGCTCTACAAAAATATCAAGTAGGCAAATTTGCTAAAACAAAGACAACTCCAATCCAAAAGAAACTAAATGACTTTCCAGAGTTAGAAAATCTAGAAGTTCATATGTTTGATGTTGAATTAGATTATCCTACTACTAGTTTAGTATTGTCAAATTATGTAGCAGAACAAACAGGCATCCCATTAGCTCGTGTGCGTGTTCGTAGTCTAGGCGAAGAATCAGAAAGCGAACTAAATGTTGAACATGCCGAACTAGACAGCAAGTCATTATTAACCAGTGAACTAGCAAAAGAAAATCATCAAGGTATGGTGGGTGATAAAGGTGTTGCTAGTTTCTTAAAAGAATTATCTAAAGAACGCAAAAATACTCAGCCTACAGAGTACAAAGGCGTAAATGAAAAATTACTTGCTAAAAAAGCATTTAAAGAAAAATCAAACGAATTACCAAAACCTGGCCCAGCAAGAAGTCCTCTTGGAACTGTCGCTAATCCAGATCCAAGAAAAGGAAAAACAAAATGAACTTTAATGAACTATTTCAAAGAATGAGAGAACTGGATCAACCAGTGACTGAAGAACCAAATGAAGGCAATGCTTTCAGCGGCGCACTCGATGCAGCTAAAGATGCTGGCGCAGATGAATTTGAAGTTGACGGAAAAACTTTTCCAGTAAAAGAAGACGAGGTGGATGAATGCGGTATGGGTATGCCTGGAATGTCGTCTATGCCTAAGCCAGCTCCGCAACAAGATTCAGTTAATATGAATGTCAGCATGAATGGTAGTGGCGCAAATGGTATCCGTCACCTAATGGATCTACTAAGCAATTTAGAACAAGGCGGTATGGGCCATGAGCACGGTGGTGAGCCTATTGAGATTGAATTAGAACCAATGTTTGGCAGTGACATGGAAGAAGAGCGTCTTGCCAATTCACCAAATGAAAAGTATGCTCCTATGAGCAGAATGACTGCTACAGGTGATGACCTGCACAGTTCAGGCGCAGAAGCCCCTAAAGTCAACGGTGGCGGCAATCCGATGGAAGCACTAAAGGCCAAATTACAAGAATTGTATGATACAATGGAGTTAGATGAGATGGGCGGTGGCGGCAAGCCGGCAGCACCAGCGGCACCAGCGGCAGCACCAGCCGATCCTGCAAAGATTCAAGCTGAGATTGATCGTTTTAGTAAAGGCAACGACATGAATTTAGCTGCCAATAAACAATATGTTGCAGGCTTACAGGCCAAGTTAGGAACTACTGCTACTAAACCTGCTACTAAACCTGCTACTAAACCGGCTGCACCTGCTGGTGCACCAAAAGTTGCATACGAAAAAGATTTTCCAGAAGCTACTGCTAAAGAATTGCAAACTAAATTAAATGCGGCTGGTGAAAAATTAACAGTTGACGGTAAAATGGGACCAGCCACTCGTCAAGCCATGGCCCGTCACCCAGAGATTACAACTAACCCCAATGCGGCAGCGGCAGCACCGGCGACAGCACCAACTCCGGTAACACAAAATACAAATAACGGAAGTAGTATGACTGGAAACATTGGCAACGCTACTAACGATCCTGTTGCACCAGCTACACAAGCAGCAACCTCCCCAGTTCTAGGTACTCCAGAAAATCCTTATCCACAAGGTGCACCAGTTACAAGTAATGGAAGCGCATTGAGAACAAGAAGTGATGCAGAAATTGGTGATACAAATCCTAGAACAGGTGTTGTTACTCCTGGTAGTTATGATGCTAGAATGGCTAATGGTGCGGCAAATATGCAGAGACTTCAAAACTTTCTTGGGCTTGGAAAGAAAGAAGCACCGGCCCCAGCACAACAAGCTCAAACAGCCGCAGTTGGAAATGTTCCATCTGATATTGATGCACAGCCAATTAATGCTCCGGCAGCTGCGGCAACAACGGCAGCGCCTGCAACATCACCTTACAGTCTTGCACCAAAAGCAAGTGGCCCAGGTTTGAAAATGCCTACGGCTGAATCAGCAGAATTAACAGCAATGTTACGCATTGCAGGCCTACGATAATTCGTCGCAGTTAGCACTCTGTCCAATAGTGCCAAATAGCTCCTCCGGGAGCTATTTTTTTCATTAAATAAACATATGGCAAGTAAATCATTAGATGGCGTCTTAACCAAGAAGGCCCACACAAAAGAAAAGTTCACTGAAGAACAGGTTGCTCATCTGTTGGCATGTGCAAACCCTAATACAGGTTATCATTATTTTTGCAGTAACTTTTTCTATATCCAACATCCTGTACGCGGCAAGATGTTATTTGAACCGTTTGGATATCAAACACAACTATTAGATGCTTATCACGGGCACAGGTTCAATGTCAACATGTTGCCTAGACAGATGGGAAAAACTACCTGTGCGGCAGGGTACCTATTATGGTTTGCCATGTTTCATCCTGACCAAACAATACTAATATCTGCACACAAATACACCGGTTCACAAGAAATTATGCAACGCATACGCTATGCATACGAACTATGTCCCGATTATATAAGAGCCGGAGTAGTCAACTATAACAAGGGCTCAATTGAGTTTGAAAATGGATCACGCATTGTCTCTACAACTACTACTGGCAACACAGGTCGTGGTATGTCTATTTCCCTTCTATACTGTGACGAGTTTGCTTTTGTACCTCCAAATATCGCCGACGAGTTTTGGACTTCAATTTCCCCGACACTAGCAACTGGCGGCCGAGCAATTATCACTAGTACTCCCAACAGTGATGAAGATACATTTGCTATTATATGGAAAGAAGCTAATAAGAAATTTGATGAGTTTGGTAATGAACAAGAAGTAGGCATTAATGGATTTTTTCCTTATACTTGCTCATGGAGTGAGCATCCTGATCGAGACGATGCCTGGGCAACATTAGAAAGAGGACGCATTGGTGAAGAGCGTTTCCGTCGTGAGTACGGTTGCGAGTTCTTGATCTATGATGAAACATTGATCAACAGCATTTATCTAGCAGGCATGGAAGGTAAACAGCCTATCATGAACATGGGACAAACTCGTTGGTATAAACAGATTAACAAAGACTGTATATACGCTATAGCATTAGATCCTAGCTTAGGTACAGGCGGTAACTCAGCTGCTATACAAATATTTGAATTGCCCACATTTATACAAGTAGGTGAATGGCATCACAACCTAACCCCAATACAAGGCCAAATTCGTATATTAAGAGAAATTTTAAAATACCTACAAGAGCAACTAGGTGAAGCAAGTGCCAGCAATATCTATTGGTCAATTGAAAACAACACTGTGGGAGAAGCAGGGTTGGTTTGTATTAGGGATCTAGGTGAAGATCAGTTTGCCGGATTATTTGTTAGCGAACCCATTAGAAAAGGCCATGTGCGCAAGTTCCGTAAAGGATTTAATACCACACATGGTACTAAGATTTCAGCAAGTGCTCGCTTAAAATACCTAATAGAATCGAACAAAATGATTGTTAATAGTAAGCCTTTGATATCCGAACTCAAAGCGTTTATTGCCACAGGTGTTAGCTTTAAGGCCAAATCAGGTGAAGAGGATGACCTAGTTTCTGCATTGTTATTGATTGTTAGAATGGCACAGGTGCTTGCTGATTGGGATAACAGAGTATTTGAAACATTTAGCAGCAGTGATGTTATGGCAGATGAAGATTGGGAATTGCCTATGCCTATCTTCGTTTCGTCGGCTCTTGGATAAATATCAATATGGATAAAGATCTCAATAAAATCGCGCCGGAACTGTTTGGAAAGATACGCACACAATTTCCAAAGATTAAACTTGGCGACGCCAACGGCAAAGTAACTGATCGTGCAGAAGACGCTAGATTCTTTGAATTTGACTTTGTTAAACACGGAGCTAATTTAGGAACAATCAGCGTGAGTCTTTCGGAAGACGACGGCTTAGTTTGCCTATATACCAACGATGTTGTTGACGGTCAACCTAACAGCGTTAAAAAGCAATGGTATAATTTTTTAGAACAATTGCGCGAGTTTGCAGGACAACGAATGTTAGATTGGAGTCCAAGAAATATAACAAAAAGTAATCTTGACAAACGAGATTATAAATTTTTAGCCAAGCACAATGGAGAAGGCAGTATGACAGAAAGTAAATTGTGGGGAACCTCAAAGACCAGTTATCAAGACATGGGGGAAGCCAAGATTATTGTGAGACACACTCAACCTGTGAACTACAATCACGCTGCTGGCCGCACACTACACATTGAAAGCATCTATGTTGAAAATGCAGACGGTGAGCGTTTCAAATATCCATTCAAACATCTAAACGGCGCTCGCGCACTGGCTACTCATGTGGCACACGGTGGCAACAGTTATGACCCAATGGGACAACACATCATTGGTCTAAGTGAAGAACTAAACAAACTTCGCATGTTCAAGAACTATGTTGATCGCAATCCAATGGTCAGTGAAGCAGTTGGCCAAATACAAACTAAAGTCTACGAGCGCATTGCTCAAGTGAAAAAAGAAATTCACAGCTTACAAAATCACAACTACTACGAATCTTTCGCAGAGTCATTCACAGTCAATGATGCACAAGAAATTCCAGAAGACCTAGTCAACGACTGGGTTGATCGCTTGACCATTCGTACATTCAATGAAGAATTAAAAAATGTATTCCCTTACATTTATAAACTGGTTGGGGAAGAAATTGATGTTGTTAAAGAACTAACAGCAGATGATTTGTTAGATGAAGAAACCATGCCTTGGGAAACAGATGACGAAGCCAAAGAGCGCGAAGCTGGCAAGAAAGAAAAATCACCATTTAAGAAGCCGCACAATCCCAATCGTACACCACACGACACTGTCAAAGCATTAGCTCGTAAAGGCATGCCCAAGAGTGAGACTATTGAACCGGTTTCAGCATTTGAACAGTATATCAATGATATCCTAGCAGAAGAAGACGATTTAACCAGCAGTGATCAAGAAGTGCAAGATGCTGCCGTTGATAAATTAAATCAACTGTTGGCACAACAACAGAAAGTTGGTACAGATGGTGCTAATGCACTGATGAGTTTGAAAGGACTTATTGATGATCCAGAGTTTGAGGAAATGTTAAAAAATGCGCCAGCAGAAACAGATCTCAACACGCTGGTTCAAGGTTGGGTAGAAACCAATCATCCAGACTTAGCAGATAAATTAAAGTTTGATGGTTCTGCAGAACCTGCACCTGAACCAGCACCGGAGGCTACACCGCCTGCACCAGCACCGGAGGCTACACCGCCTGCACCAGTTGCTGAAGAATACGAGGAAGAAGATATGACTGAATCAAATGAGATAGTAGAATTTATTCGTAGCATGTATGACGAAAATACTGGACAGTTCCCCAAAGGTGAAACAGGTGTTATTCTAGCATGTGAAAAAGAATTCGGTGAAGAAGCTGGCCAAGTTGCTCAAGAAGTCATAGGTGAACTGTCAGCCATTTACGAATCACATAGAATGCGTCAGTTGGCAGGATTGGCCAAGGGCGGCCTAGGCGAATCAAACTTGTCAGCAGATGCGGCATTTGCCAAACTATACGAACAAATGTCAATGCCTGGTATGCCAGACATGGATAGTATGATGAAAAACATCGGCGGCATGCCCGGTGCTACTAAGTCATCAAACTTCAAATCGACTATCAACGGCAAGCAAGATGATTCCGAAGCTGGCTACAATAGTGCAATGGGTAAGTTTAGGGATATGGCAGGCGGCATGGGCCTTGACGGTTCAAGCATAGATTCAATGCACAAAGGCATCCAGGGTAAAGTTGGCGACATGATGAAGGGTATGAACATGCCCGGAATGCCAGGAGCACCTGTGCAAGCACCTGCCAAACAAGATCCAACAGCAATGTTAAAATCTTTGCCGGATGCCAAACTATCTACAATGAGCGGTGACGAAGCAAAGTCAATGCTAGCTGATTTAAAGAAAATGGCCGGTATGAAGGAAGAGTCAACAGAAACTGATGAATCCGCTAAATGGCGCGATCCCAAATATAAAGATAAACTTTACACCCAGAATCCCGATGACGATGACGATCATTACGATTATTACCATGATAGTAGACCAGATAACGATCCTGGCCAAAAACATTCCACATTTGATAGAAGCAATGATAAAGACAAACTACACTATCATTACGGAGATCATCAAGTAGGACAAAAGGCCAAAATTGGTGATCGTGCTAAGAAAGGATTATTGACCAAAACCTCTATGGGCGTGGTCAAAGATAGGATCAAAAATGTACATGGCAAACACCCAACACCCAACTTGCCAGAGAATTCAGAATTGGCAGCTATGTTGAAAATAGCAGGAGTAAAGTAATGGCATTATATAAAAAATATTTGTCAGATTTGATAGAAGGGCGAACATTCAACGATCCCGAGTATGACCCAAATTATAAGGGTGACTATCGTAATGAGGTCGAAGAGCTAGAAACTTTGTTAAGCAAAACCGCGTTCAATCCTCAAGAAATGCAACGCCGTGATATGCTGGCAAAAAAATACGGAATTAACGGCCCCCAAGATTATGCTAAACTACCTGCTATTAAACAAAAAGAATTAGCAAGAATTGCCGCCCTTCAGCAAAGTTTAGTAAAATCGGCAGCGGATGCCGATGCCAGTACTCCCGGGGCTACTGCAACTCAAGATCCCAAAGCACTTCGAGCCCAAGCAGCCGAACTTATAAAACAAGCCGAAGCATTAGAAAAAACAGCAACAGCGCCTGCCACAGCGCCTGCCACAGCGCCTGCGCCTGCGCCAGTAACCCCTACCGCCGAATCAACCGAATTAACACGCTGGCTAAAAATTGCCGGTTTAAGATAATTGGCTTAATTACTCATAATTAAGCAAGATTTCTCTTGCAAACATAAATAAAAGTGCGTATAATAACATATATGCACTTTTTTACTTTACGATGGTGTAAAGTAGATACAGGCAAAACTAGCAGAAATGCAAAACATATAGGCTAACAATAGGAGATAATCATGGCATCATTAGCTGAAATTCGCGCAAAGCTCAAAGAGCAAGAAACCCGCTCAAGCGGTGAGGGTAGAACAGGTGGAGACAATTCCATTTATCCTTTCTGGAACTTAAAAGAAGGTTCCGAATCAACAGTCCGTTTTCTTCCAGACGGCAATCCCGACAATACATTTTTCTGGGTAGAACGAGCAATGATCAAATTGCCATTCGCCGGTGTTAAAGGTTCAACTGACTCTAAGTCTGTTACCGTTAATGTCCCCTGCATGGAAATGTACGGTGAAACTTGCCCAATCTTGGCAGAAGTTCGTGGCTGGTTTAAAGATCCTAATCTTGAAGATATGGGTCGTAAGTATTGGAAAAAGCGTAGTTACATTTTCCAAGGTTATGTAGTTGAAGATGGTTTGAAAGAATCTGAAAGACCAGATAACGCAATTCGTCGTTTCATTATCGGCCCACAGATCTTCCAACTTATCCGTGGCGCATTGCTTGATCCAGAAATGGATGACTTGCCAACTGACGCAGTTAACGGCGTTGACTTCAAGTTGATCAAGACTTCAAAAGGTGGTTATGCTGACTACTCTACATCAAAGTGGAGCCGTCGTACCCGTCCTTTGGATGCGACAGAAACTGCTAACTTAGAAGCACATGGATTGTTTAAATTGAATGATTACTTGCCCAAGAAGCCATCTGACATCGAAGTCAAAGTAATCAAAGAAATGTTTGAAGCATCAGTTGATGGCGAACCATTTGATATGGATCGTTGGGGACAATACTTCAAACCAGCTGGCATGGGCCAGGCAACAGGCGATCCTAATACTGCCGCAAGAGCAGTACCTAAGGCAGCTCCAGCACCTTCACCGATTGCTGACGATGCAGCACCTTGGGAAGATGATGCTCCGGCAGCGAAATCCGCTCCAGCACCAAAGCAAGAATCAGCACCAGCCGCAGGCGGTCGTGCAGAAGACATTCTTGCTATGATTCGCAATCGCAACAAGCAGTAAAAAATAATAGGGACTTCGGTCCCTATTAACATCACTTAGGAGTATAACTATGGCTACAAAAGCCTTCGACTTGTCGAAATTTCGCAAAACCCTAACCAAGAGCATTGACGGTTTAGGTGTTGGCTTTAATGACCCAACTGATTGGGTCAGTACAGGCAACTTTGCTCTAAATTATCTTATCAGTAGCGACTTTAACAAAGGAATTCCTCTTGGTAAGGTAACTGTGTTTGCTGGTGAATCAGGAGCAGGTAAATCATATATCTGTTCTGGCAATATCATTAAGGCTGCTCAGGAACAAGGCATTTATGTTGTGTTAGTTGACAGTGAAAATGCATTGGATCAAAAGTGGTTATTGGCACTAGGTGTAGACACTAGTGAAGAAAAACTATTGAAACTTAACATGGCTATGATTGATGATGTTGCTAAAACTATCAGCGAATTCATGAAAGAATACAAAGTTATGGCAGAACGACCAAAGGTCTTGTTTGTTATTGACTCGCTGGGCATGTTATTGACTCCCACTGACATTAACCAGTTTGAAGCAGGTGACATGAAAGGTGACATGGGCCGTAAGCCTAAAGCACTTACTAGTCTCGTTCGCAACTGTGTCAACATGTTTGGCAGTTATAATGTGGGAATGGTTTGTACAAATCACACTTATGCAAGTCAGGACATGTTTGATCCAGACGACAAAATCTCAGGTGGACAAGGGTTCGTCTATGCATCTAGTATTGTAGTTGCTATGAAGAAGTTGAAGTTGAAAGAAGACGAAGACGGCAACAAGATCAGTGAAGTCAAAGGTATTCGTGCATCATGCAAGATTATGAAAACACGCTATGCCAAACCTTTTGAAACATTACAAATTAAAATTCCATATGAACAAGGTATGAATCCCTACAGCGGTCTTGTTGACTTGTTTGAAGCCAAAAGTTTTTTACAAAAAGATGGCAACCGACTTAAATACGCAGGGTCCGATGAAATTAAACTCTACCGCAAGGAGTGGGAGAGAAACGAAGACGGGTGTCTTGATAAAGTAATGATTGACTTTGCTAAGAACCCTGTGTTACAATCTAACATCGACCAAGAAACTGGGGAAATTTTAGAATGAATGAAAATCAAATTGGTGACATCTGGATGTTGTTCAAAGAGTATGCAGACAAAAAGGTACTTGATGTCTTAGCAGAAAGATTTGTTGATTTATTAGCAGATCACGGAGTCAGTGACAAGGTAATGTCAGCGGCTGCAGGCATCGATGAAGATCTTGATGCGGCAATTGAATTTTATCTTGATCAAGACTCTGAAGAGGATGAAGACGCCGAAGACAATTGGGATTTTGATAGTGATGAAGAATAATTTATGACTTGGTATACAAAGATTTCCAAAGACATATCAAATATTCCAGATGCTGTGTATTTTTTTAATGAAGAACTTGAAGAAGCAAGAAAAGAATGTCGCATCTTTGGAAATATTGAAAAGGCTGCGGCAGCAATGCCTGGAGTTGTAGAAGAACGATATAGTCAACTTCAAGAAATTGAAGCAATTTTGGAATATTTGAATATCGAGTTGCGTAGATTAAAAAGTAGTCACTTTCGCAAGTATCTTGAAAATTATCAGCGGGCCCTCAGCAGTAATGATTGTAATCGTTATGTAGAAGGTGAGGCAGATGTAGTTGACTTTGAAAAAATCATCAACGAATTTGCCTTACTGAGGAATCGCTGGCTTGGCATAACCAAAGCTCTTGATCAGAAACAGTGGCAACTGACAAATATCGTCAAATTGCGGGTTGCTGGTATGGAAGACGCTACTTTATAATAACCCCAATCAATGCCTACTGTAGATAAATTCCTTTCTTACCTCTGTTACAACTATAAAGAAACACTAACAACTCACTGGACGCAACAAGATAAGAAAGTTTTAGTTAGTCTTAACAAACAAATACAAAGCGGTAATTTTCTCACTGAAAATCAGGGAAAATTACTGTTGAAAATCTTAAAAGAAAACTGGGCAGTAGTTAACGCTACTGTCACTGCTGATATTTCTTTGATTGAAGATCCGCAGTGGTCTGAACCTTTTCGAGTTATTGAACAACTTCGAAAAGTTTTTATGTCGCTGGAAGAAAATCCTAAAATTGTGGTGGAATTTACCTATAATAAACGCATTAGGCAAAGCATCAACGATCTAAACAAAGTCCTACAAGGTCAAGTAGTGTGTGCTAACCCTCGTCAATACCACCTACCACTGACTGAGCAAAATATTTACAATGTGGTTCGCCATTTTGAAAACGACGACTTTGAATTTGACGAAAAATTCATGGATTTTTACCATGAAATTGAAGAAATTATAGAATCTAAAAAAGATGTTTACGATGTGTTTGCGTTGGCTAATGAAAAATTGATTTTGGCATTAAAGAAAGATGTCGGCGCCATCGACCAAGACAACCTAATTTTACTCAACGACCGGCACATCAAGTATCAGTACCGAATTTCTTCAAAAAATCCTGAAAATTCTCTAAAAAATGCCCTGGCTAATCGAGCATCAACAAAGGTATGGATCAACGCAGATAATCATGCCTTGTCAGAAGTTATAGCAAATATCCAAGCATTGAACCGATTGCCGTTGTTGGTGGTATTCAACGGACACGACTCGAAGGAATGCCTAAAAAACTTAGAAAAACTGGCAAAATCCATAGACACTGTCGAAACCGGCATTTACTTTAGATTTGACAATCATGCCGAGGGTGATAAACAATTCAACATGTTTATACAGTCTAACAAATTAAATGCAAAACTCTCACCCACCACAATGGTAGCGGGTATTGCCAATAATAAATTACCAAAATTTATGATAAAAAACGGATGGTACCCTAACAGTGTGATTTCGTTTAGCAATAATTTTAAAAATAATAAATCCAGTTACTATTGCGATTCTGTTGATTTGATTGTATACTACAATGATAAACAGCCACTAGGCGGAGATATAGATGCCATCATGTAAATTAATTATTCAAGACGAAGTCAACCTAAAAATTGAGGGGCTTCCTGTTGAAATGAGGCGCAAGCTGGCCAATACCTTCAAGTACGAAGATCCTACTGCCAGATATCGCCCTGCATACAAATTAGGTCGTTGGGATGGTGCAGTTACATTGTTTGGTCTTGGCGGAAATGGTTATCTAAGTCAGTTGCCTCGCATATTAGAAGTACTAGATAAAAACTCTGTTGAAGTGGCAGACATTGAAGACAAACGAAATAGTATCAACATTCAGTTTCCCCGTGTGGAAACAGATTTCTGGGGAGACCAAACATGGCCAGTGGGGCATCGATTTGCCGGTCAGCCAATTAAACTACGAGAAGATCAAGTTGAAGTAGTGAATAAGTTTTTAGAAAATCCACAGTGTCTACAAGAAATTGCCACTGGTTTTGGCAAAACAATTACCACAGCCACATTGGCAAAATTATGCGAACCTTATGGTCGTACATTTACAATTGTACCTAATAAAAGTCTTGTTGAACAAACAGAAGAAGACTTTATCAATTGCGGACTTGATGTAGGTGTATACTACGGTGATAGAAAAGATTTATACAAGACTCATACAATTGCCACTTGGCAAAGTCTAAATATCCTTGACAAGAAAAGTAAAAACTCAGAGCAAGATATCTTAACACTCGCAGAGTTTCTTGATGGTGTCAAATGTATTATGGTCGACGAAGTTCACATGGCCAAGGCCACTGTGCTTCGTAATCTATTGACACAAAATTTCTGTAATGCTCCTATACGCTGGGGGTTGACAGGAACTATTCCTAAAGAATCATTTGAATTCGAACAGATATTTGCCAGCCTTGGGCCTGTAGTGCATCAAGTACATGCACACGAACTACAAGCACAGGGTGTACTATCAGCCTGCCATGTAAAAATTCTACAATTGATTGACCTGCCAGAATTTGGATCGTATGCAGAAGAATACAAGTATCTTGTTTCAAATGATGATAGGATGATATTTTTATCAAAACTGATTCAGGGTATCGGCAATACTGGAAACACTTTAGTACTAGTGAATAGAATAGACACTGGTAAATTTATAAAAAATGAAATACCTGATAGTGTGTTTATATCCGGTGAAGTAAAAACTAAAGATAGAAAAGAAGATTACGATGAATTTAAAACACTTGATAACAAGGTTACTGTGGCGACTTATGGTGTGGCCGCTGTGGGTATTAATATTCCAAGGATTTTTAATCTGGTTCTTCTTGAACCTGGAAAGAGCTTTACTCGCGTTATACAATCAATTGGACGCGGTATTCGAAAAGCAGACGACAAAGACTTTGTACAAATATGGGATATCACATCAACCTGTAAGTATGCCAAGCGACATCTTACGCAACGCAAGAAATTTTACAAGGATGCGAAATATCCCTTTACTATTGAAAAAATTGACTGGAAATAAAAAAAATGCAAATACTAACTCTAGATGATCGTGCATTCGATCTAAACAATTTACCCGACGAGGTAGATGACAGTATGAGATTTGCTGTACTTGATAATTCGGATGCTAATAATCCAGACTTCTTTTTTATGCCATTGATCTTTTTAGAAAGTTTTAACAGCCCGGCAATGGTTCTTAAAATTGGCAACCACGAAGTCACTATGCCAATAGATTGGAGTATTGCAGTGGGTGACAGCTCAAGTGCTAGCGATATTGAAATACTTCCGCTGACCAGTTTAAACGATAGAGGCTTTGAAGCATTTTGTTTTAACCCACTCAGCAGTTTTAAATTGTATTTTCAAAAAATAGAAATAGTAAATTTTTACAATGATGTCAAATGGTATTTTCCCAAAATGAAAAACGGGCAGTTATTGGCTGTTCCGCTGAACAGTGACCCAAAACCGTTGTGTGCTTATTTCGTCAAAGAGATATCACGACAAAGCGAAATCATACAGCTTGATAAAATATTGTAATGGGTACATTGAAGCCTAATACTAGCCTCATATACGAAACAGCAGGCGGTGTAACCTATGCTAGAGAGCATGGTGCTGATCTCAATACCAGAAAGATAATCGGATATGAATATGATTCAGATATTGATCATCAGCACGACAGCAGAACCAATGACGGCAGACCTTTACACGAGCACATACGGGAAAGCAAGCTGTGGGGTGAAATACACCGTGAAGCGAAAATCAATCCTGCTTTACAAAAGGCCCTGGATCGTGCTATAATGATATATCGTCTAAGCAAGGATAAACCATTATGAGTGAAAAAGTAGAGTTGAAAGAAAAACTTGCCGCAGTTGACATGAACTATAAAGGCCTGTGGGATGAAATGGATCCTGAGCAACAAAAAGCTCTTAAGAATGAGTTTTTTATTCTTAACAGATACATCTCAAGTGCCAAGACTAGTAAGACAGAAACTCAAGAACATTTTGTACTTGCAGTAAATGAATACTTTAACAAGTATTGGAACGATCTTCAAAAACACCCTAAGCTCATGTGGCAGTTACTCTGCATGTGTGGACATGAAAGCCAACAGGTGTTTTTTCACGAATGGATTGGCTTTAAAAAGAAACCTAGTAATAAAATGTATAAGTTCCTAGCAGAAATTTATCCAACTCTCAAAGATGACGAGCTTGAAGTGCTGATAGCAATCACTAGCAAAGCAGAAGCCAAAGAGTTAGCTAGGGACTACGGATATGACGAAAAAGAAATTGCTAAACTATTCTAAACATGTTACAATTAAGCGTGAATAAGCCAGTATATACTTGTCAATTTTGTAATCATGAATACATGCAAGAAAAAACTCTTGCAGTACATATCTGTGAACAAAAGCGCAGGTACTTGGCCAAAGATGAAAAACATGTACATATAGGATATCAAACTTTTGTGGCATTTTTCCAGCTAACACAGACGGCAGGCGGAATTAAAACTTACGACGAATTTGCTCGTAGTCCCTATTATAATGCCATGGTCAAGTTTGGCAGTTTTGTCAGTAATGTTAATCCACTGTATCCACAAAAGTTTATAGATTGGATTGTTCGCAGCGGAGTAAAATTAGATCATTGGTGCAGAGATGAGCTTTATGAAAAGTATGTTGTAGAGCTTATACACACAGAAGGTGTGGAAACTGCGCTGGAAAGATCAATTGCACATATGGAATCTTGGGCTAAAGATAACAACAGTCAGTGGAATCATTATTTTAGGTATGTCAGCACTAATAGAGCAGTGTATGATATTAAAGATGGTAAAGTAAGTCCTTGGTTATTGTTAAATTGCAAAACTGGCAAAGAGATGCTAGCCAACTTCCGAGATGATCAACTATCGGCGATAAGTACTATTATAGATCCCCAAGTTTGGGTTAAGAAGTTTAAAAGTCGCAAATTTGATCTAGATTTTGTGAAGCAATTGGTCAAGGAGGCCGCATTATGATTTCTCCGAGTAATATTGTCAGAACTGAGTTAGATATGGAAGTAATAGTAAGTGAAGATGACAACACTGTATATGTAAAATTAGAAGGATTTGATAATATTGAAGATGCGGATCAATATGCAATCTTTTTACAACAGAATCTTCCTTTGATGTTGTTTGAAAGCCAAGTGGTACACTAATGGATATTGATATAGATTTTGCTGATAGAGAACAGGCATTAAAGTTAATCAAGCATACCACTGCCGCAATTAATGATAATGGTACTTTTAAAAAACACAATACCGGTGTATATTGTACAGCTATTCCGTACAATCCTCTTAGTGGATTAAGTACTATTGACTACAAACAAGCTGCCGAACGAGGATATTTTAAAATAGATTTTCTCAATGTTGGTGTATATAAAGATATACAATCTGAAGAAGAACTTGTTCGATTAATGAACACGGAGCCATTATGGGATCTATTGGAACAGGACGATTTCACAAATCTGTTATTTCATATAAATGGTTACGGGACAATTTTAAGAGAGATGAAACCGAAGAGTATAGAACAATTGGCTGCTGTACTAGCGGTTATCCGGCCTGCCAAGCGTTATTTGATAGGGAAAGACTGGAACTTGATCGAAGCGGAAGTTTGGCAAAAACCAGAAGGTGATGAATACTACTTTAAGAAAGCCCATGCGATCAGTTATGCAACAGCCATTGTTGTACAAATGAATAAGATATGTGAAAGTATCAGTTACGGATACAGTTAACACTTGGGTGGTGTTCGTACTAATTGTACGCTTTTCCTTTTAACTCTTTTTAGAGTTAAGTTCATTAGGTTGACCACTGGACCTAATATTACTCTTACATCTTTGCTATTGAATGTTTTTACTGCATATTTAAAAGGCTCTATTTCTACACGACAAAAAATGTTAATAGGAATTTGTCGGTTAGATTCGTACCACCACGCTTCGCCTATTTCTAAGAATGCAGATTTATCATCCTGTGCTTTGATCAATGCTAGATCATAAAAACTTGTAACATATTGATCTTGATTAATAATAATGCCTACATATTCATTTTCGCCGTAGTTTAGCACTGAAATAAAGGGGAGTTGTTCTTGTATATTATCTCTTAATTTTACCATAAATAGTAGTGAGGCTTTTAACCAATGCAAAAAATATCAAGTTATTTATATCCTAATCGGATCCAGACAGTCGTTAATTTGGCTTCAACCCTATTGGAGTGGAGAATCGTGTACCAAAGAAAATTCAAAATATATCAGGGCCTTGACAATGTCTTAGAAATTGATGTTAAAAATTCAGAACAAAAGCGCCAGGATATTACAGGTTTAAACATGAAGTTTGTATTAATGGATGAACTTAACGAAGGCATCTATGAAACTGACATTGATGTTGCTACTGGTATGCCTGGAATTGGTCGCGTGATGATCCCGGCCACAGCTATTGCTGATATTGCTCCACAATTTTTAAAATACACAATATATATACTGAATCCAGACGATACAATGACTCCTGTGTATGGAGACACACAATATGGAGTAACAGGCACTATTGATCTGCTAGGTGGTGCAATGCCCAGTGCCTTGCCACCAATATATTTGAGAAAATTTTTAAGACTAACTGATGATCGAAACCCTAACAATCTAGTGGCCACATACCTAAGCGAACTAGCAGAAATACATCGACCAAATATACTCACATCGACTCCGTCATTCAATGTTGACTTTTATCCTGTGGGTCTAAGTGCCACGGTCACTGTACAGGTAACTGACTACACCAGTATTGCACTTGAAGACAAATGGCAAGATATTGATACATTTAGTGTGACACCATCTACCAATTTGATAACAAAAACCTATAGTCAAGACGCTGATTATAAACAGCGTGATGTATATCTAAGAGTCAAATACATTCCGCCACAAGGCCAAGGTGCCACATTTGATATAACCAAGGTTGATGGTGTTTATACTGTAGTCTTAAATCGTGCGGGCTACAGCTATCATGTTGGAAACCAAATCAAAATCTTAGGTAGCCATCTAGGTGGCGATGACGGTGCTAATGATTTGATCATTACCATAACTGCTGTTAATACTGTGCCTGCCGGAGGTGTCCAAACTAGTGGATTCACTTGGACAGGCAGTGCATACATCAATCCTCAAACGGACAACAGCAAGTGGGGAAATGCACAGGGTGTCACACTTAATTCAACCGGAACATTTGACAAAATTGTAGTAAGATTGTAAAATAGTTCTATGAACCTAATCATAGATACTGTTAATAGTCATCTGCCTCCTAAACGCAAAGCAACACCCAGTGGCTGGATCAGCTTCAATGCGGTCTGTTGTCAGCATAACGGAAACAGTACAGATACACGCCAACGAGGTGGTATCATGCTGAAAGATAATGTTAGTTATCATTGTTTTAATTGCGGATTCAAAGCCAGTTGGCAACCTGGTCGTAAAATATCAATCAAGTTTAAAAAGTTCTTACGCTGGCTTAATGTTAGCGATGATGCTATAACCAAATGTTCAATCGAAGCCATGCGCCTAGAAGAGAACAGTGACTATCAAGGTCAAAGAAGTGTAATACCCGAATTTTTAGATAAAGCATTGCCATTAGGTGCAGAGCCTATCAGTTCATTTCTAGATAACCCCCCACCTGAATTAATGCCTGTACTTGAATACATGATAGGGCGAGGATTGTATATAGAAGATTATCCGTTTTATTGGACACCCGAAGACGGATTTAACAATAGATTGATTGTACCGTTCTATTATCAAAACAGATGTGTAGGTTATACTGCTCGACTTATTCGTAACGGAAAAGTCAAATACATATCTGAACAACAACCTGGTTATGTGTTTAACCTAGATCAACAGACCTACGATAGGAAATTTGTCATAGTGGTTGAAGGCCCAATTGATGCAATATGCATAGACGCAGTAGCCCTGACCGGAAGTGAAGTAGGCCCGGTGCAACAAACGCTAATTAATCAGCTACAGCGAGAAGTCATAGTTGTGCCCGATAGAGATCAAGCGGGCAGTAAGCTGGTAGAACAAGCATTGGAATTTGGTTGGTCAGTCAGCTTCCCTGAGTGGGGATATGGTGTTAAAGATATCAACGATGCTTGTCAACAATACGGAAGACTGTACACACTGTATGCCATAGTACAGGCAAAAGAAAGCAACGGTTTAAAAATACAGTTACGATCTAGAACTTGGTTTCCAAAGGAAAGTTAAACATGTTTAATTGGATTAGAAATTTGATAGCTCGTTGGAAGTATCAACGACAACTTGCAAAAAGAATAAAGGAAATGCGTCAAAGAGACCCATTTATTTACAAATGAGCTATTGGGGTATTAATGCACTTAACCACGGCAGTAGTATTGCGCTGTTCAGTGGCAGCAAATTTAAATTGATCACTTCAGCTGACAACCAGTTGGATCATAGTGATATTAGATATGCCTTGGAATACTATGGTGCACCTGATAGAATTTTTTGGTACGAGCAACCTTGGCTTAAAAAAGCCCGACAACTGTATGCGGGACAATACAAGACTGCATTTACTCTGTCCTCGCTACCTACGCAGTATCTAAAACAATTACGGTTAGACTATGCACCAATCACTTGTACGCCGCATCATGCAAGCCATGCTGCCGCCGGTTACTATACCAGTCCTTTTAATCATTGTGCTGTTGTGGTCCTCGATGCAATAGGTGAATTTGAATCGGCAACTATTTGGCACGCTAGACACGGTGAAATGAAGAAAGTATGGAGTCGAAGTTATCCGCACAGTTTGGGATTGTTTTATTCAGCATTTACCAAATTGATAGGACTGACTCCTATCCAAGACGAGTACTTGTTACAACAGATGAGTGATCAGGGCGATCCCATGCGCTACTATTGGGATGTAAAAAACTATATGGACGGTGTGGTTCATGCTGGTAAAAACATGCATAGAGGTATCCAAGACTGGCCACACACTATTAATAATTTAAGTGACCAATGTGATATTGCTGCCGCAGTGCAAACAGTGTTTATCGAGCAAGTACATGGTGTTATGAAAAAAGCCAAACAACTGACTGGTGCTGACAGTCTGGTTTACATGGGTGGATGTGCTATGAACCGCAAGGCAAATCAAACGGTAGTTGAGCCCAAGTTCAAACACATATGGAGTTTGCCCGATCCGGGCGATGCCAGTTCAAGTATAGGTGCAGTCTTATACCATACCCAACAACGGTTGGATCACCAGTGGGATCCTGTCAAACATATTGCTATCACAGTATAAAGAAAGTATAATAACTAATGACCACAAGACAAAACGCAGACTACGGATATGATATCCAAAAGCTATATTTAGAAATGATGCTGAGTGACGCAGAGACATTTGTACGCTGTCAAAGCATCTTTGACCATGAACTGTTTGATCGCAAGCTACAGAACCCAGCCAAGTTTATCAACGACTATGTGACAGATCACAGTGTGTTGCCCACACAGGACATTATCAATGCCAGCACAGGTGTTGAACTGCGCATACCACAAGATCTCAAAGAACAGCACTATGATTGGCTACTGAATGACTTTGAAACATTCATCCGTCACAAGGGACTGGAGAAAGCCATTCTTGAATCAGCTGATCTGTTGGAAAAAGGCGAGTATGGTCCTGTGGAAGATCTAGTCAAGAAGGCAGTACAAGTTGGTTTGACCAAAGACATGGGCACAGATTACTTTGCTGATCCTCGTGCTCGATTGATGAAGATCAAAGACAAAAACGGCCAGATCAAAACAGGTTGGGATACCATTGACAAGCGGCTGTTTGGCGGTATGAACCGTGGAGAGCTGAATATCTTTGCAGGTGGATCAGGTGCAGGCAAGAGCCTGTTCTTGGCCAATCTGGGTGTGAACTGGGCCTTGCAGGGATTGAATGTGGTGTACTTGACTCTGGAACTTTCAGAAGAACTGGTGTCAATGCGTGTGGATTCCATGGTCACAGGGATCCCCAGCAGAGATGTGTTCAAACAGATTGATGAAGTTGAAATGAAAGTCAGAGTCATTGGCAAAAAGTCAGGCACCTATCAGGTCAAGTACATGCCGTCGGGCAAGACCAGCAATGACATACGCAGTTACATCAAAGAGTATGAAATCAAACTGGGTCGCCGAGTAGACATCCTGCTGGTGGACTATTTGGACCTGCTGATGCCTATCTCAAAGAAAATCTCAGCGGAAAACTTGTTTATCAAGGACAAGTATGTGAGTGAAGAACTGCGCAATCTAGCAGTGGAAAAGAATCTGGTGTTGGTAACTGCTGCACAGCTGAATCGTGGTGCTGTGGAAGAAGTTGAGTTTGATCATTCACACATTTCAGGTGGACTCAGCAAGATTCAAACTGCGGACAATGTGTTTGGTATCTTTACATCAAGAGCCATGCGTGAACATGGCAAGTATCAACTACAGCTGATGAAAACTCGTAGCAGTTCGGGTGTGGGTCAAAAGATTGATCTAGAGTTTAACATTGACACATTACGCATTACAGATCCGGGCTTGGATGGAGACAGCACAGATGGCGCACCCGTGAGTCGTGGCTCAAGCATCTTGGCCAATCTACAGCGCAACAGTGTGGTGAGCTCGGACCCACAAACAGGAGCCAGTGTCAAACGCCCACAGAGTCAAGTGGAAAGCAGCAAGCTGCGCCAGCTGATCAACAACTTGAGTGTGGATGAAGACGGTGTAACGGATCTGTGATCACGATTTAGACCAAAAGAGATAAGTACTCATATAATTGCAAGGCTGCCAACCATGTTATACACCATACCAAACCTCAACGATCCCCTAATTGACTTGATCAAAGATGATCCCGTTAGACCTTCAATTCCCACCAGTAGTAGGATACATGATCACGCTGAGATTTTGGTACTGTTGGAGGACGGCCAGCCACAGGCAGTGGTGTGCGTGGCCTATTTGGAGCAGGTGCCCCGAACAGAATGCGAACTGGGCCAAACTGGTGATCGTGTGGCAGCTTTCTACACCATATGGTCATATGCGCCCCGCAGCGGTCGCAAGTTGATAGCAGCAGCTAGACAGCACATACAACAACAGCGTCCACAAATTGGTCGTTTTGTCACACTGAGCCCCAAGACGGAAATGGCTCGAAAATTTCATTTGGCCAACGGCGCCCAAGTGCTACAGGACAACGCAGACACAGTGAACTACGAATACCTCTAAGGCGCGGCCCGCCAGTCCAGAGCTGCGAAGCGCGAAGCGCAAAAAATCGGTAAACAAGATTCACAGCCGGTTAACTGCTAGTATTATTCAATAGCCAAAGCCAGTGTAAATACACAATGATCACATACGAACAGCGCATAGTATCGGGCACATATCCCAACTATGTGTGTTGGTTCACAGTGACAGGACCAAGAGGCACGATCAGCTGTTGGGACATTGGTTATATAGAAGCAGGCTACTATGAGCAATATCCGGATAGACTAGCTGACTTGTATGATACAGTGTGTGCAGTAGCAGATGGACACTATCACTGCTGTCTAACAGGAAAGATCTTCTTGGCTTGATACCACATTAACCACGGTGATATGTGAGCAAAAGCCATGACAGTCCACATGGCAGTCATTTCCCAGTTGGTCATTCCACATACAGCACCAGTGTGAAAAACACTGTAGACCGCACCCGCAAGCATGGCTGGCAATGGAGCAAGACTGAAAAATTGATTGATGATTCTACGCATAGTGTGATATTTACCAAGGTCAATGCTAGAGGCTACGCCCTAGCACACTGCTACGCAGTAGAGGTTTTTGATGCCGAGTAATATGGGTATAATCTCTAATAAGACAGGATCTGAGGGAATAGGTGTAGGCATGCTAGTATATAGCTGAAATGGGTCTTGTACTGTAGAAAAAATTGCGCTCAAAAAATTTAGATCTAGGGACAGTGACTAGCACAGAGTATTGTGCGTACACAGCCCAAATGGGTCCTGCAGTGAAAAAAAATAACCGCGCAAAAAATAAAGGTGGAGTACTTTTCGTTTCAGCCAGGTGATTTTGCACCACTAAGCTGTTGTTTTAAAGCAACAGTAATAATAATATATAAGCCCCGACCTCACCCGTTGTCTCTCGGTCGATGACTAACCCCGAGGCGATCACTAGCCCCTGAGGTCAAAAAAAATCCCTGGAGCCGGGAGCGAATCGGACATCCAAGGATTAGAAAGAGCCTTTCGACTCTTTTCAGTTACTAACTAAATACTGTGCCGGGAGCGAATCGGACCTATCAGTAGCTAGGGTGTAGGGCTATGTGCTTAGCCTCTACGCATTACAGTAACATCAGCAACAGCTTTCCAGCGATCAGGAAAGCTCTTCTTCAAGTCTGCTATCTTGAGCACAGTCCTAAGACTTAGCTCGCGCAGTTTCTTCTTATTATCATCAATGAATGCAAGTATCTCATCTACATCCCACTCGTGGAACTCGTAGTCAGCCAGCATGCCGTCCTGTACGATCTGTTTAATACGCAACACCTTCTCACGCTCTGTGTCAATAGTCAAGTCCAAGTAGTGGCAACGGCTCTCTAATGCTTCCAAGTGATCCTGTAGCTTCTTGCTTTTCACATTCTCAAACTTGATGTTGGTGATAAAGATAGCACCGCCTCGGAACTCAAACGAGCCGGGCACACCTTCTGAGCGCAAGAGTCTTGAGTCAGTGTTCCAATGGATCATACGCTTCTTTGAGCTGTCCAATGCGGCCTTGAGTATGTTCAGGCTAAGGTCATCCAACAGCACTGAGTCACAGTCATCGAACACCAAGATGCTCTTCCGGTCTGAATACTCGTACAGCTTACGATAGAGTCCAATAGCACTCATAGCGCCTTTGACCACTTCATACTTCTTCAGCTTGTCGTTCTGTGCCACAGTAGCAAACACATCATGCTTTGATAACACTTTCTCTACGCCAAAGCTCTTGCCCACACCCGGGGGGCCTGTCACAATCATAGCACGCACATCACCCCGCTTCACAGCGCGGGTCATGTCGTCCAGTATCTCAAAACGCTGGCGCAAGCGTTCGATGATCTCTGCATCGGTCTCTTTGAGATTGGTTTCTACGGCCCGTTGCTCGATGGCCCTTTGAGTTGGTGATGTACGCATTTCGTCCAGTTTAAGTACTTTATAACCTGCCATAGTGTTCGCTCCTGTGTGTTGTTAAGTGTTTATTATATAGTCAAACTGCCCTGTGTGTCAAGGCAGTTTGACGCACAATCAATCCAATCGGCTATTGGCCGACGCCCGGTCCAAGCCCAACTTGTCACGCAGCACTTGTGCGTAGGCTTCTGCACCCGCTTCCAAGATTGATACACTCTGTGTGCTGGCCTGGCTGGGGTTCCATAACTGCAGGCTACCTGTGTAGCTCTTGCGGAAACCGTAGCTCTGAAGTGTGCGGCCCAATCTGCTGTTTGAACGCACGCCATACACATCAACCCAAGCAAAGCCACAAGCGTCTCTGTCGCCGTGCTTGTTGTAAAAGTCTTTGGCCGCTACTCGTGCTGCCAAGGCTGCTGCGTTACATGCATCCTGAACAGCTGCTGCGTTGAATGCTTCTTTAGTTGCTAATGCTAACATAGGTTCGCTCCTGTGTGTTGTTTAAGTAGTGATTATAACAGCTTTAGACCCAACTGTCAACCATTAAAACGGGCTTTTTCAGCACTCGTTTCACAAAGTCTTCGGGCTCATCATCTGTACGGGTCATGACAAATCCCATGTTATTGCCCAGGTCTGCCTCGCACACTTGAAGGTCCACACCTGCCGCCTCAAAGGCCGTGTTCATCTTGGTCAAGGCATACTGTACACCTCGCATGAAGGCCTCGTACTCGCCGTCATTGACCTCGTAGTAGTCAAACTCATTGAGCATGACTTCTGAATACTCATCACCGTCTGCCACGATGAACTTGCTGATCTTCTTCCAGTTGCTTTGCTTATTACTGTCAAAGTGGTCACAAGCTTCGTTAAGATCAAAGCTGGGGAAGTTGTCATATTTTGATTTAGCCATTTGGGTCGCTCCTTGTTGCTATTTAAGTGTCTATTATAACACCATTTTGATTAATTGTCAAGAACTTTATTTCAGTGCCGTTGCATATGCGGTGGACCTATCTGAACTAAAACTCTTTCTTCTCAATCTATACATGTATTATATACTAAACACCATTTAATGTCAAACTATTTTTGTTGTATTTCTACAACTTCAGTATTTGGTCCGTCGTAACAGAATCGAACTGCTATTTAGGGAGTAGAAATCCCCTGTATTATCCATTATACGAACGACAGATTAATTTTTAATTAGTCTCTATTATATAGGATCTTGTCTTCAACCAGCTTGTGACACAGATTGAATGTGAACATGGCAATTTGGTATGCCAGGGCTTTTTCCGCACCCGTTAACTGCTCAATGCGGTTGTACAAGTCTTGTTCGTCCTCTGGAGTTAGGAACAGCTTGCTAGTTGGGATTGGGTTGTTTACGATATTGTACATGGTTCGCTCCTTGTTAATATGTAGTAATTATACTGTCTTTATTCCAACCCGTCAACCACTAGGATCGCAATACCCATGATGACGATAGGGCTAAACATGATGATTGCGTTGATAATAGCTTGATCCATAGTGTGCTCCTTGCTGTGTATGTGTTAATTATACTGTCTTTTGGTTAGGCAGTCAACCGATAAATTACGCCCTGTGGTGTAATCTTTTTAGTGAATCCTTTGAAGGTCCACTCTTGTTCCAGGGCCTGCAGATTCTTGCGGTCCTTGACGATGGCGCCGTCAACTTTGACTGACACACCCTTCTTACCATATGCTTCGTAAATGCCCTTGGCCGCATAGACCATGTCCATCACTGCCATCATACGGGTAATCTGTGCTTGAACAGAGTATGCGTAATGACTCTTGTTGTTGGTGTTGCGGCGCTGTGCATCTTGCGCGGCATACCACTTAGTTGGGGCTTCTTGTGTGTTAAGTTCTGCTGTTTGCATTAGGTTCGCTCCTTAGTGTCTATGTTTGTATTATACGGTCAAACAATAACCCTGTCAACTGAACGGAAATAGCCGTAGGGCAAGCCGATCAAGTGGCACAGGTACTCTTCATCACCGTTGGATCCTTCAGCTTCATGGATCCAACGCAGGGCCAT